CAGTCATCTCGATGGGTTTATGTGAAACCCACAAAATTGGCCCGAGAGAATGTTTTACAACGGGTCTCGGAGCCGTTGGTCCTATTTGGGGCACCGGGCGGACTTCCGGTTCCGAGAGAGTTTTACAACGGTCTCGGAGCCGTTGGCCCGTTTTCAGACACGGTGCCGGATTGGCATAGCGGGGAGGACTTGCACCTGCATCTTCCGATCTCGCCCTTGCGGGCTGCATCCGACGATTTGCATTAATCTACCGCTATATTGGTTGGTTTACAAGTTGATGCGTTTGCTAAGTCATACTTCGCAAAACACATGTTTTGTAAACTCTATTGGTAGTAGGAGTGCTCTGCCAGCTGAGCTACCCAGCAACTGCCGTCGCTAGAGCGGGATTTGAACCCGCGACCTCTCCAATTGGTAGCGGAAGTTGGTACTGCCCCAACGACCTCCTGGGTATGAGCCAGGCGAGCTGTCTATCTGCTCCATTCCGCGATAATCTGTGGTTTTATTTAGTCAGCGTCTTCGATGACAGCCTGTGCCATCTGAATAAAAACTAGCAAACAGGCGATCGTCACGATGATCTTAACGCCGAAGTCGTGAGGAAACCAGATCATTGCGCCACCATAGAGGTAGGCAATAGCGGCAACTGCGTACAACGCTTTCAACAACATGTCCATACTCACCAGTAGTAGCGTCTAGTGTCGTCAGGGAACTCTAGCACGTCACCGGTATACGCCTCGTAAACGACACCGGGTCTTTCACCAACGGGCACTCGAGAAGGCGGTAGTGCGGACCATTGAAACCGTCGGTGTTCTTCTTCAAGGGTCACGTAGGCAAGCTCGAGCAGTTTGATTAGTTCTTGACGCTGCTCGAGGGTCGTCTTTGCTGCCAACCGCGCGTTCACATAGGAGCGCAGCACATCGATCTTAATGGCTTTCTTCATCCTTGACCTTGCGTTTGCAGCTGAAGGCTTGGCGATCGAGTGCATTGTGCAACTTACGGAAACGGCTCGGGTTGTACTCGGCTTCCCGATAACTTGGGTGCCACCAGGCATCATAGTGCTCGATACGCCAAGACAACATCGTCACGCTGAGGACCAGAACGGCCATTGCGGGCCAGCAGAACCACACGGCGAATACGCCGACAATCAGGAAGACAGGTCCGAACAGGCTGGCGAAGATTGCCTCAAACCAGGTCGCGCCCGGACCGTCATGGAAGTATTCGTTCTTGTGGCAGACCAGGAAGTTGGCGAACAGCGCGGCACCAAGCCAGTAGCCGCCCATCACAAGGAGAGGAGACCAGGCCATCCAGGCATCGATGTGCTTAGCGGCGAACTTCACTCCGGGAGCGCCGCCGAAGTCGGCCCAAAACGACAACCCCGTAAAACCGACCAGGAACACACAAAGGAACATGAAAATGTTCACAATGAAGTCGTACCACCGGATTGGTCGATAACGCCCTTCCGCGTCCACTACGTCTCTGCCGATTTCCATTTTCCATCCCTCCACAGGTGTCAGATAGTTATACCTGAAAGAGATTAACGGACCGTTTAACGCCGCTTCTTGCCGATGGCGTATTTAGACTCAAGCAGCCAGTTCTTCTTGTCCTTGTAGGCCAGAATCTTGATCTGCTCGATTGGTGCAAACTCAATCAGCTGGTCTGGCTTGACAACCGTCAGCAGTTCCCACTCGCCCAGTAGCTTGGTGATGGTGTTGCGCCGAGCAATGTCTTCGGGTGTGAAGTCAGCGTCCTTGCCGTCCAGAAGGAACATCTCCTTGAAGTGGACGATGTAGTACTTACCCTTCTTGTGAAGGATATGGCAGGACTGGATCAGGGATTTCTGCTTGGTGTCCGGGTTGACCTTGATCGAGCCAATGCGCGTCAGGGTCTCTTTGATCTTTAGGAAGTCTTCGTCATGCTTCAGTGTCACTTCCACGAACTGGTCGATTATCGTTGGATTCATTTCCGCCTTTGTTCATCATTTGTCTGATTTCTTGTAGTTGTTCGGCGGTTAGAATTGCCAGGGCCTGCTTGCCCTTGGCCTTGTTGTACTGAAACACTTCGCAGATCAGCTTGAGGTCTTCGTCCTCTTCGAGTTTCATCCAGCGCACGAACGGTCGCTTATACTTCCGGATCGTACGCATATGGTAGTCATACTGCGCTCTTGGCGACAGCATAGGATAAAGGTTCATAGCCTGGGCTGACGTCAAGCAATCCTGATGGAAGGATAGCGCTCTATTTATGATGAACGCTACGCGCTTGTATTCGGCCTCATTTTCCGAGGTCATCAGCTGGGTCTTGGTCTCCATAATCGACTTGGTCCAGTCGAACGGCCCCACTGCTTGTCTCTTGTCTTCCGGGCTGGGAGAAGTCATTCAGGTCCTCTTGAAAGCGTACGTTGTCTTCTTCGATCTTGGTGGCGCACCTTCCGCAGATGTGGGCCTCTTCGTAGGCCACCTCACCGGTCTTGGGTGAGCCTCGACCCAGCAGAATGACAGCATAGTCGTCGCCCATGCGCTTGGAGCACACCGGACACTTCTTGGTCATCGGAGAGACTAGGTGAATATCCTTACCGAACAGCTTAGGCAAATTCGCACTCCAGCATAATCTCAGTCAGGCAGGCCATCATATTGATCTCAGGGTTGGCCACAAAGCCGTGCTGATACTGATACTTGGCGATATGGACCACCAGAATGGGGATGGTGTGCGGCTTCAAGAACTCAGCGGCCTCACGGTACAGGTCTTCATAGAATGAGGCGTGATCCATGTCCTGGTTGTCGCTCATCCATTCGCGCAGTTTAGTGAAGTTCTTGGCCTTCATCAAAGCCACGGCGTCAGCAACACTGGCGTACTTGACGTTGCTCAATGACTCCACCGTCACAGCACCAGCCTTGGCCAGTCGTTGGCATTCACCCACTACGCGTCGGAAATCCGGAAAGTACCGATCGATCAGCTTGGCTACAGCCTTTTGCTGAAACGACACCTGTTCATTGGTCAGGATGTCGCAAACGGTTCTAAACAACGGCATGATCATGTCCTTCTTCTCTTTATTAGAGAAGGAAAACTCGATCACAGCACAACGTGAGTGTAGTGGTGCAATCAAACGTTGCTTGTAGTTGCAGGTCAGAATGAAGCCGCAATTGGTGGAATGCTCTTCCATGAACGCACGGAGAGCCTTCTGTGACTCAGTCGTCAGATTGTCAGCTTCGTCCAGGATGACGTACTTACGAGTGCCTGTGGTCAGGGAAACTGCCGTAGCAAATTTGAGCACCTGTTCCTTGAACAGGTCGATGCCTCGGTCCAACGAGCCGTTGATCAAAATGTGATCAGCGCCCATTTCCGCCAGGGCAGCCCGGGCCATGGTGGTTTTACCAATACCCGCGCCTCCTGCTAGGAGCAGGTTCGGAATGTTGCCATCGGCCACATAGGCTTTGAACGTCTCCTTGATATGTTCGGGTAGGATCAGATCGTCGATCTTGCGTGGCCGATACTTCTCAACCCAGAGATAGTCGGTGATCATTTGTATTCTGGCCTCTTATTCAGCGTCCGATCGCAATCGGGAGGGAGCCAATACTTGTCTTCTTTGAAGGTGTAGTCGAAGTCCGGGCGGGTGAAGAGCGCCTTGATTTCGAAGGCGCGCCCTGCGGGCGGGTAAGCGAGGATGGGGTCGCGTCGTCCTTGGACAATTCCGTAGACGTTCTCGTAGATATCCAGCCTATACTCGTACCAAGTAACATCAATGCAATGAAGTAGTCGAGTGCCAGCGCCGATGGTATCATCAACCACCACCACCTTTTTAGTAGGGTCCACCTTCCCATCGATCCACTGGAAGAGGCCATGATCACGGCGCTCCTTCTTCACGATAAATGAATTGGTGTTGTGGGCCATGGCCAGTGCGCACACAATCGGAATGGCACTGGTCTCAGTTCCGGCAAATTGCACGTTGCTAAGTGTTAGTCCGTCTCGCACCATTTGCAGGGATAGCAGACACTCAATAGCTTTCAGCCACTCTCCCTGTTGAGTGACGCGCCGCAACATAAAGAAATTCTTCCAGTACGTGCCCGGATAGCGCCCAGGAACCTTTTTGTTCGTGATGTAGATTCCATCATTCTGAATGGCGACCCTTAGTTTTTCCCTAAGAGCCGCCTCCATCGCGTCGGATTCTTCTGCCGTCAGTACCTGAATCATTTCAGTCGCCGCTCCTTGGCCGCCCTGATGTCGTCTCCGTGGCAGAGGTAGAGGGTTTTGTAGTCTTCCCGAAGATGACGGTCGTAACTGATGTCACCGTCCCTGCTGGGAAGGTACTTGTTAAGGACCGCAAAGATGTACGGGAGGAGGACGAGGTTTTCTTCCTTGAGGCAGACATCTCTGCAATGAATAAAGCTATTGGTGGAATTGCAAAGATCATCAACGATAAGAACAGGTCGGTTGCGGTCAATTTGCCCCTCCACGAAATTGTGTATCCCATAGGTCTTGCGCTCGCGCTTGATCATAAAGGCGGGGACGTTAATACCACGTAAACGGAGGTAGGCGGGGAGAGCGACCAAAAGGGGAATGGCAGACCAGGCACGCCCTGTCAGCTGGAAGTTGAAATGACCAACACGCTCCTCAACCAGCTGGTAGAACCCCTCTGCCACGCGAGCAAGGAAGTCCTGGTTGTAGAGCGCATTGGCCAAATAGTACTGGCTCGCATAACGCGTGCCAGGTAGTTTGCCGAAGAAGTAGTCCCTCTCCGGCTTTAGCAGGCAGTGCTCGACGATGTAGTCGGCGAAGTACTGCGGATCAGTTGAACTTAGAGGTAGCGTCAATTGCAATCCAGTAATCAAGGTTGTCACCCTTGAAGTGGGAGATGCCCTTGCTTGAAATAGAAATCTGATAGGTCTGCGGCAGGAACAGCAGGTTGTCCACGTTATAGACCACGCTGAACTCGCGTGCCGCGTCACCAATCCGCATAGAAAACACATCCGAAGTCGTGTTCTTGGTATCTCGGGCCTGCAACTCGAGCAAACCGTCCTTACCAGAGACCACGACCTCAGAAACACCGAGGGCGGCACGAGCCTTGTTCAGCGTTGACCACATTTCAGGCGTTAGCGTGAACTGGACATCGACTGAGGGGAGGACCAACTCGTCCTTGGGTGGTGAAATGACCACTTCCTCGGTGGTGTAGTAATACTTGGTGCGATTTGATCCCGCCTGGATGGTGAGAGCTTTCTCACCAAACTCAACCTCGTGCTGCTCAAACATAGTCAGCACGTTGATGAGCTTATTCAAATCCAGGACCGCAAACCGCGACGGGAAATTCTCCGTCACACGAGCGCGGGCCATCACCGTCTTAGACGGGGAAATGGTAGAGACAACGTTGCCAGGCTTGAACAGCATGGAAGGATTGATACTGGCAAAGTTCTTCAACAGGGTAATGGTCTTGGGATCAAATCGCATTCAGTAAAATACCTCACTCATAACAATCATCATAATATACTGCAAAACGTTTAAGAAACGATTACTTCTTGAGCGGTTTCTTCTTAAATTTCTCAAGAACCTCTGCGTCTGCAGTGGCCGAAACGCCAAGAGCTGCCAGGTCCGCCAGTGAGCCGCCGAACACATAGGTGCCGACGTGCTGTAGCTTGATCCATGGGCAAAGCCAGACCTTCAGGCCGATCTTGTCCATGTCATAGCAAAACTTGTAGTCCTCGGAGAGATAACGCAGTGAAGCGGTCTCTTCCTTCTTGAGCAGGACTTGAGCTTCCTCGATCACGTTGCCAAGATCAGTATACTCATCGGCGTTCAGCTTGCTCAGCTTCTCGACCAGCCTACGGATTTCTCCAAAGCTGTAGCCGCGATCAATGACGCAATCGAAGAAGGCCATGATCTTACGGCTGCCGTCGAAATGCTCGGTACGGACGTGGTCCGGACGATAAGCCATCTCAGGAAACGCATCAGCCCACTTCTGCATGGAACTCTTGCGAATCATCATGAAGCCGGTGCCGCCTTCCATCACTTCCACTGGCTGGTGGATCGGGATAGAGGTGGAGCCCATCTTGGGATTGAAGACGTAGTCGTCCACGAACTTCTCGAGCTCGTTGGGATTGTCGTCGGCATAGCCCTTGTCAACAGCCGCCTTGACCTTCTCCCAGGAGATACACTTCTTGGGATAGGGACCGCAGAGCACATCGTACTGGGTCTCTTCACCCTGCAGCGCCAGCATAGCCAGCACGTCCTGCGGGTTGAAGCCGATATCCGAGTCGATGAACAACAGGTGGGTGGCGTCCGAACGCATGAACTCGTCGCAGCAGTAGTTGCGGGCGCGAGTGATCAGGCTCTCGTTGAACAGGTAGTACATCTGCAGCTGGATGCTGTGATGCGTACACAGGGCACAAAGATCGGCGACCGAGCGCGCAAACATGCCCGCATTCTGTCCGCCGTACATCGGGGTTGCCAGGAAGAGCTTACGCTTACGCAGGTCTTCCAGCGGTATCTTGATTTCGATGTTTGCCATTAGGTCGTGGTGCCGCCCGACGTAGTGAGTGACGTGGTCTTGTTGCCGGAGACGAGGCTCTTGGCGTCGTCCTTTTCAGCTACTGACCAGTCCATGCTGGCAGCACCTTCCGACATCGATGCCGAGGCCGCATACGAATTGGTCTTGGCTGCCAGGCTGTTGGTCATAGTGGTGTACATATTCTCAGGACGCACATAGACCGAACGAGTTGCGCCAACACCAACCTTGGCCGCTTCGCCATCGATTGCGTCGAAGTTGGCACCTAGAAACACCGTCTCATAGCCGCGATCTTGTGCGGTCTTGATCAGGTTCTTGATCTGGTACTGGTTGAACTCGCGGCTGGCATTCTCATAGCCATCCGTCATGATGACCAGGACCGCCTTCTTGGGCTTGTCCTCGAAGCACCGGTTGATCAGCCGACCAGTCGAATCATACAGCGGAGTGCCACCACGAGGCGAAATTTCCTCTGAGGTCAGCAAAGCCCAATCCTTGGCAGTGGTGTCGCGCACCACATCGTAGGACTGGGTATCAAACACAGCCATCAGCACCTTGGTATTCTCGGCAAGCTTGCTGACGTAGCCGTTAATGGCTTCAAGCGTGCCCTCCCACTGGCTCACCATTGAGCCAGAGCGGTCAAGCAATAGGTAGACTTTCAATTCTTTTCTTCTCCTAGGTTTTCAGTATCGTGGACGTGCAATTGCATTGTTGCATAATGAATGATCTTCAGTAGGTCTTTACGGTTGTAGCCTTCCTTCTTTCCGTAGCGTTTGGAGTACTTGATGATGTTGCCCATGTTAAAGCCAGTGCCAAAGCCGGCATCGATGATCATGTCAGTGGCCTGGTACTTGCCCGAGTAATGGGCGGTGTAGGTGCCGTCAATATGAGCCTGGGCTTCTCTGAGGTAAACATCCTCATTGAACTTGTATTCAATGCGCTTATCCGGATAAACCGTCACAAACATGCCCTCACCAAATGTGATATTGGTGCCACCATCGCTGGTAAACTCCATTGGCACACAATTTCCCGTGCTCTTCGCGTGGTCCCAATTATCCATCAGCTCTCCATAAACTTCGTGATGCGCTGCACCACAGCTTCAGTATCGGCTTGAGTATTGTGATCAAAGTGCTCAACGTTGAACATCAGCACCATGTTAGAAAGGATGTTGTCAATCTTGGACAGCCGCCCCTTCAGCCAGGTTGGGTCCTGGT